AAGAAGGTACATGGACTCCTACCTTTACTGGATCAAGTAGTAATCCATCTATTACATATACTGTACAAATTGGATACTATACAAAGATAGGTAATATAGTTTATGCTACTTGTGACATGAGATGGAACGCCTGGAGTGGTGGTGGTGGTCACTTGAGAATTAATACTCTACCTTTTGCTACTAACGGCGCTGGTTCTGGGCAATATCAAAATGGCGTAAATATAAATTACTTTGTTGGTGCATCAGCAACTGTAAGAGGAGGTTACTTTGAGTCAGATACAACATATTATTATGCTAGATTATCCAGTGACAACAATAGCCTGCTTCAGGCAAATCAGGTAGCTAATTCTGGTGGCCACTTTATGGGAACAGTGGTTTATCGTACTAATGCGTAAGGAAAATAAAATAGGATAATTAAAACTTATAAATAGTCATAGATATTTTTAACGGAGATCTCTATGGCTAATCCTACATCCCGCGCTACGCTCATAGATTATTGTAAAAGAAGACTTGGTGATCCTGTCATCGAAATCAACGTTGATGAGGATCAAGTTGAAGATCGTGTCGATGAAGCGTTGCAATATTATCAAGAATATCATTCTGATGCGACTGTAAGAACATATCTTAAGCATCAAGTTACAGCAACTGATGTAACAAACGAATACATTCCAATAGCATCAAATATTATATTTGTTTCAAAACTATTTCCTGTATCCAGTTCATTTAGTTCGTCTGTTAACTTTTTTGATATCAAGTATCAAATGAGATTAAATGACATTGCTGACATTCAAAGATTTGCTGGTGATCTAGCATATTATGAACAGATGCAGCAATATCTTTCGTTACTTGATATGAAACTAAACGGTCAGCCTCAAGTACAATTCTCTCGTAGACAAAACAGATTATATATCTTTGGTGACTTTGCGGATAGTGATATTAAGCAAGGCGACTATGTTATTGCAGAAGTATATCAGATAATTGATCCCAATACACACACCTCTGTGTTTAATGATATGTGGTTGAAAGAGTATACTACATCTCTTATCAAACAACAGTGGGGGTCTAATTTAATTAAATTTGAGGGTATGCAACTTCCTGGTGGAGTAATGTTGAACGGCAGACAGATATATGATGATGCAACTAGTGAGATTGAAAGACTAAGAGAAACAATACGAAATGAGCATGAGTTCCCACCTGACTTCTTTATAGGTTGATATAATGGCAACAAATTTATATTTCAGTCAAAAAGTAAGATCAGAACAAAGTCTGTATGAAGACATTGTTATTGAGTCGTTGAAGACATATGGCCAAGATGTGTATTACTTACCTCGTGACATTGTTAGTGAGGATAAGATTCTTGGACATGATGTTCCTTCACGATTTAATTCTTCACACAAGATTGAAATGTATATTGAAAACACTGAAGGCTTTGATGGAGAAGGAGATCTGTTTACTAGATTTGGAGTAGAGATTAGAGACGAAGCTACATTTGTTGTATCACGTCGTAGATGGACTCAACAAGTTCAAAGAATGGATAATGAAGTAACTAGTGTCAGGCCGCTTGAAGGTGATCTTGTTTATCTTCCGCTTTCGAATTCTTTGTTTCAGATCACTCACGTTGAACATGAGCAGCCTTTTTATCAGTTGAGTAATCTTCCTGTATATAAGTTAAGATGTCAACTCTTCGAATACAACGATGAAGATCTCGATACTAACATTGATGTTATTGATGCAATTGCAGCAGACTTTGCATATGAATATGTTCTTACAATGAATATGGCAAGAGATTCTGCTCTAGCAACAACTACTATTAGTGGTGGTGGAGCTATCAATGCTGTTAACATTACTGACAGTGGAGATGGTTACTTTAAGGTTCCAACTATTACAATTACTCCTGGTAGTGGAAGTGGTATACTAACACCAATTGTTGATAGTGACAACGGTAAAATTAAGAGTGTTACAATTGCAAATGGTGGTACATATGGTACTGCACCGACACTAGTATTCACTAATCCTGATCCCGATGACTTTACAATTGGTGAGAATGTAAGAATTAAACTTTCTGATACAGTCAATCTCACAGCCGAAGTGTCTAAGTGGTCAGACTCAGATAAGAAACTTCACTTGATTCATTTGGGAGCATCTGATGGTAAGTTCCACAGCATTCCAACAGGTAAGAGTGTAGTAGGATTGACATCAAATGCTGGTGGTGTGATTACATTGTCTACAGAAGATAATCAGATATCAAGCAACGAACAAAATGCAGACTTTAGTCCAAGTGGATTGAGTTTCTTAGATTTCTCTGAGAACAATCCGTTTGGAGACCCGCAGAATAATTAATATGGAGAATGAATAGTGGCAGAAGGTGATGTACAAGCTGGTATAGAATTCATTTATCACATGCGTGAGCATCTAGTTGATATTGGATTGGCAACTGTATATGGACTTATTGTATATGCTGCTGTTCTCTATATCAACAAAAAAATTAAGGATTAATAATGTTTGGTACGCATTTTTATCACCAAAAGATTAGAAAGTGTGTAGCCCTTTTTGGTGCATTGTTCAATAATCTTTATGTTGTAAGAAAAGTATCTTCTGGGGCTTCTATTAGTCAAGTGAAGGTACCATTATCCTATGCTCCGAAAGATAAGTTTTTAGAAAGAATAAGAGAGAACCCTGATTTAGATAACGATACAAAAGTAGCTATCAAACTACCACGAATGTCTTTTGAGATTACTTCGTTTGCATATGATGCAACAAGACAGTTGACAAAAGTATCAAACTTTGCTACATTAGGAACAGCTAATACCAATCGACAAAAATTTTATTCTCCTGTTCCATATACAATTAATTTTCAGTTGAATATCTTTGCTAAGAATCAAGATGATGCTTTACAGATTGTTGAGCAAATTCTTCCGACTTTCAATCCTCAATACTCATTAACAATCAAACCTTTTGCTGATGAGTATCCTGCTTTCAAAGAAGACATTCCTATTATTATTCAAAGTGTATCCTTTGCCGATGACTTTGAAGGAGCTATGGAACAAAGACGTACTATCATATACACACTTGATTTTGAAATGAAAGTGTGTTTCTATGGAGCAATAAATACTGGTAATGTTATTAGAAAATCTATCACTAATGTGTTTGATATGGAAGCTGGTTTGTCAGATTCAGATATTCAAATACAAAGAATAACAACACAACCTAAACCTCTTTCTACAATAGGTTTAGCGGATAGTGATTTTGGTTTTACAAATACGGTGGACTTGACCTTTGACAGCGCGTGATACAGAAAACATTAAAAGCGATTATGATTATTCAAGAGAAACATACTACGACCTTTTAGAAAAAGGTAAAGAGAGTATGGAGCTAATGATTGAGGTTGCCAGAGAATCTGAGCATCCTAGAGCCTTTGAAGTGTTATCAAACATGATGAAAAATATGGCTGACATCAATGATAAGCTAATGGATTTGAATAAAAAGAATAAAGACATTACACAACAAGAAGTGAAACAAGTAGGTAATACTACTAACAACAATGTGTTCTTAGGATCAACAGCTGATCTTCAGAAGCTATTACAAAATGAAAAAGATATTATAGATGTTACCCCAAAGTGATAACTATCTAGGTAATCCTAATGTAAAACGAGACGGTGTAATACAAGAATGGACAGAAGATCTCGTTAAAGAATATGCGAGGTGTATGAATGACCCAGTCCATTTTGCTGAACAATATTGTAAAGTTATATCTCTCGATCAAGGATTGGTTCCTTTTAAGTTATATCCTTACCAGAGAAAAATGTTTAGCCAGTTTGAAGAGAATCGCTTTAACGTGGTCCTCGCTTGTCGACAATCTGGTAAATCCATCTCCGCCTGCGCATACTTGTTATGGTTTGCTTTGTTTAATTCAGAGAAGACTGTTGCCATTCTTGCGAACAAAGGTGCTACAGCTAGAGAAATGCTTTCGCGTATCACTCTCATGCTTGAGAACATTCCTTTCTTCTTGCAACCAGGCACTAAGGCGCTCAATAAAGGGTCCCTTGAATTTTCCAACAATTCTCGTATTATCGCTGCTGCTACATCTGGTAGTTCTATACGTGGTCTCTCTGTAAACTTATTGTATCTTGATGAGTTTGCTTTTGTTGAAAGAGCAAATGAATTCTATACATCAACTTATCCTGTTGTGTCTGCTGGTAAAGATACTAAAATTATTATTACATCTACTGCAAACGGTATTGGTAATACTTTCTATAAGATTTGGGAAGGAGCTGTACAAAACATTAATGAGTTTTCACCGTTCAGAGTTGATTGGTGGGATGTTCCAGGACGAGATGAAAAGTGGAGAGAACAAACAGTAGCAAACACTTCACAGTTACAATTTGATCAAGAGTTTGGTAATACCTTCTTTGGTACAGGTGATACACTCATCAATGCAGAAACGCTTATGAGCTTTAGAGCAAAGCCTCATAAGAAAGCATTGGAAGGTGGCGACATGTTGATATACGAAGAGCCTATCAAGAATCATGAATATATTATGACCGTTGATGTATCGAAGGGAAGAGGTC